CAAATTTTTCGATCCTTCTAAAACCTTTTTTCAATTCCATATAAAATATATTGTTTATTTTATATGAATGGAAGAAACACAAGCTTACCAAATTTGTTCTTGTATCAAAGATTTATCCTATAGTATTGCTGATCAATTAATAGCCGCGAATAACGCGGTTCCTGTAACAGTTTTATTTAATAAAACGATCGAAGATGGCCCATTAGGACAAATCATTGAAATTACCAATAGTTTATCACCCGATTTTCGATTAGACGATCCGGGTCCATACGATGAATTAAAATTTAGTCAGTTATTGATTAAGGAAACGGAACCGAACAAATCTTTTTTGATCAACACAACCAACGAAATCGTAGGATGTGATGCTGATGGTATATGCATCTGTACGTATGTGTCAGGAAATGGTACAATTAAAGAAATAAATATGAATGACACAAAATTATCATTTTTGAGTTTAAAATCAGGTTAATAAAATTTCATTAATTAATAAATCAATAAATTAAATGGACAAAACGACGATCTTATATTTATCACAAACAGATTCTATGGAATGTTTTCAAATTTTATTAAAAATTTTTAGCCACAATAAAAAATTGTTTCTTTCGTTGGTCAAAACTGAAAGACTCAAGAGAAACCCTTGGAAATCTATCAAAAATCCGAGCATGTTGAGCGGGAATGAGATTTGGTTATTGTCTCCGAAACAATTATTAATCACGGAAGATCATTACGCATTTGATTTCGGAGACATCGATTACCTGCTGGAAAAAAAAATAAATCCGTTCAACCAGAAAAAATTATCTCCAACGTTTATCAAAAAACTAAAAAAAGCCAAAACGGATTGGCGATATAAAATCAGAATGTACCCTTTAGACATGGCCTATTCAGGTTTTATGGACCCCAAATCATGGTGCGTCCCTAATATTGAAATGATAAACACCGATCCAAAGCGTTGCTATTATCACACGTACACAATATTTTCTCTTCCTTTACAAAACGCCCTCCAGGTTTCAAAACAGTATATAAAAACAACCTGGCATTATGAATATATATATGAGATTCATCTAAAATTTGGTCATAAAGCGCTTCCCTCAAAATTTTATATCACAAAAGAGGATATTGAATCCATAAAACTCATTCATAATCCTTTTCAGAATATCGTTCCCTACCAACAAAAAAATATAAATTTCATTCCAGAACAATCTATCATCACGGCGATTCAGAAATATCATCACAAAGAAAACGGACGAACAAGCGATATACCAAAACATATCATACAAGAAATGATGAAACTTCCATTGCGTCCTAAAAAATCATTTATGATTTTTCGTGGGATGTACAATGCAAAACACATCTTTGAAACACCAATCCGAGTGGGAGATAATCGGGAAATTTCGTTTACAAAACCCTCGAGTTGGACTGTGAATCGCTGTATGGCAGAAGTATATGCGTCTTATATGCATCGATACGGGGTTGTGATATCAATCCAGATAAGTCCAGAAAATGTGATTATAGATTCCCGATATCTGGATAATGAATGGATTAAATCAAATTTGCACCGCGTCGTTTTTGTTCCTGTGCAAGACGAAGTCCTGGTGCGTCCTGGAACGTATGTAGTCAAGATTGAAAATATCATTTACAGCCATAAACCTCATGGTTATAATAGTATAAAAGAATCAATCAATCGAGTAGATTTGACATATGGTTGGAACTATTAAGATGGAGTATTGGCAACGGAAATCGTGTAATTCAGGATTATTTTTTCAATGGGTAATCGACAAACAGGACAGGTTTTGGTGTGCAACATTTTAGAACAATCATAACAACAAAAACTATGTGAAAAATCTCCATGAATGGTGGTCGTATTGATAGGATTTAACATACAAATAATACAGATCGGATAATTGCTATCTAATGTTCGGATATCGTCTAAATTAAAATATCCAATAATCGATACATCTTCATAAGGTATATAACCATAAATCGTTTTCACCGCGAATCGATTATCGATGAAACCCTTTTTAAAAATAGAATGTATCGTTTTATATTTTAAATGTTCAATCGTCTGTTTTCTAGGAAACAAAATGGTGGAATTATTTACATTATTAATAATCACCAATAATGGTTTAAAATATTTATTCATCATAAATACTTTTTTTTTAATCTTTGTTGGGTAAATCTGATAGATAAATCGATTTAACCAACCTCCTCCCTGCAATTGATAATAATTATCTTTTTTTGCAATAATAGTACACTTTGAATTATAAGGAATTGTGTATAGATAGGGTGCATTTTTATGTGCATCGCACTGCACATGGGCTCCATTTTCATCTATAATTTTAATCGTAAATAAAAACGAATCCCACGCATTTTGTTCGATAAGGATGGGTTTCATCGATAATTCATCAAATGCTTTTATATACCCGTACTGTTCCGAGTAAATAAAATAAGGGCTTATTCTTTTTCCTTTGATCGTATATGATGGGTGTAAATTATAATAAGCCATGTATTCACATAGTAAATACTTGTTTTTATCATAAATAATAAAATTATCCATTTCTTATTTAACATCACATTTTTAAATCAATGATATATAACCGATTAATATTGACGATTAAAAATTTTATAAGGGTGAGGAATTCTGTAATAATGAGTATTATTATTAATAGGTAAATTTATGATGGGAACTTGCAAATAATCTGGTTTTTCTTTAATAAAAATGGGAAGAGATAACCACAATAAAATGGATGGGTGTAATGTGGGTAATTGAATTTTGAATAATTCTATTTTTTTATTAAACGATAATTTTTGCAAAGAATCATGAAAAGAATCTACATCGCAATTTTTGGTTTTGATGTATATATAATCTTTGGTTTCAAATAAATAATTGAAATAATTAGAGGGTTTTTCAATCAAAAAATACATCCAATGATAATGTTCCCATAAATATTTAGGTAAAATAAAAGATAAAATAGCGTCTATAAAATTTAAAGAATGAGCAAGGTTGATTGAATTTTGTACTAAATCAGTAGCACAATATTCAAATCGATTGCAGTCGGATTTTTTTTCGATATCACGAAAATTGTCATGATGGATACTTTTTAAAAACAGGGTAATCTGTTTCGATATTTGATCGGTTTCCGTATTAGAATAATTATCAATTCCTGAAAAATGTGTGTAATTATCATTAATAAAATAGAATTTGTGGTTCAGAAAGTTTTCATTTTTTTCATAAATATCATCTAATGCAATTTTAATAGGGAGTCTGGTATCCTTCCCAGAAAGAATAGTCAATACCGGACAGTGAATACTATCTTGTTTAATCCCAGGATAGATAGCTTTATTACGACTATTAAAATGACTATTCAGTAATACTATTCCTTTAATATTTTTTTCGTCTTTGAATCGTAAATAATCTAATAAGGCAAAATAACCACCAAAAGAATGTCCGATTAAAACGGTATCATTTTTATACGTATGTAGTGGACTATTTTTTTTCCAGAACGATCCGGATACAAAATGTACTGGATGATTAGTTGATTCCGATATTGAATCGACTAACGGAATATATTTTTTGGTAGGAATATGTGATCCAGGATAAAATAAAATTTGAAAAGCACTAAAAATATTTAAAAATTTCATTTTATGTGTAGGATTTTTTTTTTTATTGATTTTTACACGACCAACAAAATTTTGCCATGAATAAGATGATCAGAATTAAAATAACGATTATAATCATTAAGACACAATTATAAGGCTGATATAATTTAGAACAAACCGGGCATTGATTGACATGAATATTCACGTCCATACAATTAGGAATTACGGGAACGGGAACGGGAGAAGGCGTTAAAATTTTACTAGGGTTCGGGGATATATTATAATTTTCGCGAGAAAGATTATCAATTATTTCAATCGGTGTTTTATTAATATTATTATTATTGGTATAGAGTTCTGATGAACGAGGAATCCGGTAATGAGGCTTGGCTTTGGGTAAAAAATGAGGTTTTTTAATGCTATTACTATAAGGTTTCACAACATCACGAATAAATCTATGATGAATTTTTTGATCAAGTTCCTGCAAATCAGAAGATTTATAATTATAAAATGATTGATTTGGATTCATATGATTTTATTATATTTTTTTTTTTATAAATTTTTAATTTTATGCGCTACAGGATGTGCATATTTCTTTTGTCAAATCAACAATCACATTCTGAGACGATAATGCGGGTTTTGTCCTTAAATAATAACATCCTGTCTTTAATTGTTTTTTCCAACCATAAAAGTGTATTTTGGTTAAAATACTTGGATCGGGTTTTGATAAATAAATATTAAAACTCTGACTCTGATCGATAAACATCTGACGATCTGCTGCCATTTCTATCAAATTTTTTTGAGGTATCTCCCACACCGTCCTAAAAACATTTTTAATATAAGAAGGGAGATCCAGATTTAAGATACTCCCTTTTGTCAAACCTAATGAATGGATAAAATCATCGTTCCATATTCCAGCATGCATTAAGAATTTTCTTAAATATTGGTTCACAACATAAAATTCTCCTGCTAGGGTTCGTCTTACATAAAAATTACTTGTCAAGGGTTCAAATGATTCTGTATTTCCCAATATTTGTGATGTTGATGCGGTGGGCATGGGTGCGATCATTAATGAATTTCTCACTCCTCTTTTAATAATATTATGTCTTAATCCTTCCCAATCGTATTCACAGGATAGATCTAATTTCTCATTAAATTGTTTGTATTGTTCAAAATGAAATATTCCTTTCGATAACGGAGATCCCTTAAAGGTTTGGTAAGGTTTATCAAGGATAGCTAATTCATTCGAGGTTTTAAGAGCATAATAATACATGGTTTCAAAGATTTTTTTGTTAAGTCGTCGAGCAATCATAGAATCATAAGGTTCAAGCATCGCCATAAATACGTCGGCAAGGCCCGTAACGCCTATTCCTATAGGCCTATTTTTTAGATTACTCAATTTGCATTCTTCGAGAGGATATTCATTTTTATCAATAATGATATTTAAATTTTCTACCATGGTGCGAACAATATTGCCTAGTTTTTGAAAATCAAATTCTGGTTTTAAATAATCGTTCCAGACCTGAATAAAACCACCAATATGTTTATCATTTAAGAAAACAATGGGGAATGTATTTTGGGTCTGGATCCGTTTTTTTTCTTCTAATGAAAAGTTTTTTGTATCGGTGTAATATTGGAAACTAATATTTCGAGACATTAGTATATTTTTTAAAAGCGTACAAAATACACAATTTTCTTTTCCATAAATCCAGAAATGCAAATCATTGGTATTTTTATAGGTAAGACAAGATTTCAATGAAATCGATGCGAGATTGCAAACAGCGTATTCTTTATGATCACTATATTCTATAATTTCACAACATAGATTTGAACTTTTAATTGTACCCAGATTCTGCTGATTGCTAAATCGATTGCAGGTATCTTTATAAAGAATGTACGGATTTCCAGTTTCAATCTGAGATCTTAATATTTCAAACCATAAATCTCTTGCTTTAATTTTTTTAATATATTTATGATTGTCAATGTATTCCTGATATAATTTTTCGAATTGAGAACCCCAGACATCAGAAAGACCTGGACATTCATTTTCTGACATTAGATACCAATCATCATCATTTTCAATGCGTCTCATAAATTCATCAGGTATCCACAAACCAAGGAAAAGATCCCGTGTTCTTTCTTCTTCGTTTCCTATATTTCTTTTGGCCAGCACAAAATCAAATATATCTACATGCCATGGTTCTATATACATTGCAAATGCTCCTTTTCTTTTCCCTCCTCCATTATGGGCTAATCCAAGGATCGTTTGATAATTATGATTATTTTCAACTTCCAGATCGTACAATATATATTCTTTATCAGTAACCTTTTCTATCGAAACAATATGTCCAAAGTTATCTTTCCCCAGTCGATATTTCATAAAGAGTAGTTTCGGATGAGCACTTCGGTTTGCCACCTCGCATTTATTCATAAAATTCATCAAATAACCATCATAAAATTTTTGCATTTTTAATTTTTTAAGCAGACAGAATTCGAATGGAAAATCGTTCGTTTTTATTGAATCGCAATCGATAATCATATTTTTTTCAAGACTAATAAAAAATGTTTTATTGGATGCATCATTCTGCACATCATAGTAGGTTTCATAATATCGTTTTAAGAATAAATGAATCTTATCGATGATTTCAGACTCTTTGGAAACTATTAACTTCCATTGATCGTTTCCTGTATATTGTATATTAGCATACAGGTACCCTAATACGAAACATTCATCTTCAAAAAATTCATTATCGATCTCTGAAGGTTCAATATAAATAGTTTTGGAACCAAAACCTGCTTTTTCAACGGTTTCGAATTCCCTTATTTTGTTATTCGGATTATAAAATAACAAATCATGTTTGCTCGTCATGATTTGCTGGACGGATTCCCCCCAGGGCGCATTTATTTTGATCTTGATAATATCATCCTTGACGTGATGTTTTATTTTTTTCATAACCTTCTGGAAGGTACCATCGTTCGTCAGCACTTGATCCTGATAAGGGACAATTTTAGAAATCGGGATGATTCCTCTGGATGTAACAATCGGAGTGGTTGATTCAAAACACTGATCTATATAACGACTCGTATCGTTATAAACACGTAGCATCGGCATGATCCCATTCGAGTACCCGTTTGTTCCATAAATATAAGATTGTTTTCCACGTATATTCGAGATATGTATACCTATGCCTCCCGCGTATTTAGATATGACCGCCGCATCACTAATTGTTTTATAAATTCCTTGAACGGAATCGTCCGTGCCTAATAAAAAACAACTCGCCATCTGTGCGTTGAGTAATCCTGCATTAAATAATGTAGGTGTGGCATGAATGGCTTGACCCGTCCGTAAAATTCGAAAAGTTTTTTCGACTTTTTCAAAATTATCGGTATGTAAAAATAAGGCAACACGGAACCACATATGATCCAGTCGTTCAACGATCCCCAGATCGGTTTTAATGAGATACGATTTCGTCAGCGTTTTCCATCCAAAATAATTCAATTTGAATGGAGTGCTGTTTTGGATGGTGTTTTCATATATTTCTTCTATTTTTTGACTATTTTTAATCATGAATTTATAAAATTCATCTTGTAAAAGGGGCCGTATATTCCCGTTGATATCCTTGTTATTTTGTACTAATTCCATCGTTTTCATAAAAGATTTTTGTGTCGTTTGATCATGCAATTCCATCGATAGTTTTAAAGCATAATCATCGTATAGTTCATGAATATGAGACATCGATATCAAATATTGTATCGCGGTATCATAGAAAATGTCTTTACTTTTTATATCGCCTGGTAGACGCTTATTAATTTCATCTTGAATATCTAAATCTAAACTATAAAAAAATGAATCGTTGTCCATTTGTTTGTTTTAGAAAAGTATTTTACCTTTTAATTCAATTTTTAAAATATTGACTGAATAATTTCACATTGGTTCCTAATTTACTTTGGAAATATCTAGATATTTGCAATTTTGCTCATAAAAACATTATCCAGTTTTTGTAGCGGCTTTTACATCAGAGGTTCTAAGGATAACTTCTGATTTTGGTTCTAGTGAAAAACTACATATACATGAATTATCAGGATCACAATTGACTCCCAAAAGTACACGATCTTCTCTCAATCTTCTATTTCTTAATTGACTCGTACTTGAATAAATAGTTTCACCAGTTTTACCTGGATACATTATGACTGAAGTAATTGAATCTAAACCATTAAGATTTCTTTGGAATAATTCAGTTAAATACGATTCTGTATCATTATAATCAATATCTCCAGCATTTAATAATATTCCATTAAATTTAGTATTTCGTATTTCTTCTAATCGGCCAATATTCGGTCCAATATCATAAAATACGAAAAATCTATCAACATCTTCACGGTCAGGTTGGGTTGCATTTTTTAAATCTCTTAAAAAATTGACGGCTTGTTCACAACTTGGTGTTATTGGTGTTGGGACATCTATTTCTCCATCTTCTCCTAGATTAAGTTCAGGCGCTGGTGCTCCTCCTTCCATAATTCTCTACATAATGACAATATTTTACTTTTCAAAAAAATGTATTTGATCAATACCTTTTACCCTAATTAGTTGGATTTATCCAGTTTTTGTAGCGGCTTTCATATCAGGGGGTGGACCGATAACTTCTTCTGTTGGTTCTAGTGAAAAAGTACATGTACATGTATTTTCAGGATCACATATTACTCCCGTAAGTAAACGATCTCCAGTTCTATTTCTTATGGAAAATCGACTCGTAGCTGCTATAATAGTATCATCTGGATTAATTGCAGCTATAGAAATTGAATCTTCACCATTCAGATTTCTTTGAAATAATTCCGTTAAATAAGATTCTGTATCATTATAATCAATATCTCTAGCATTTAATAATGTTCCATTAAATTTAGTATTATATATTTGTTGTATTTTGCCCATATTCGGTTTATCAGCATAATTGTATTCAAATGTGAAATATCTATTCTGATCTTCACGGTCAGGTTCGGTTACATTTTTTAAATCTCTTAAAAAATTGACGGCTTGTTCACAACTTGGTGATATTTGTGTTTCACCATTTTCTCCTAACTCAGGCGCTGCGGCTCCTCCTTCCATAATTTTATCAGGCGCTGATCCTCCTTCCATAATTCTCTACATAATGACAATATTTTACTTTTTGAAAAAATATATTTGTTGCATTTAGCCAGTTTTTGTAGCGGCTCTTATATCAGGGGGTGGACCGATAACTTCTTCTTTTGGTTCTTGTGAAAAATAACATGTACATGTATTTGTAGGATCACATATTACATCAGTTATTACACGATCTTCAGTTCTATTTCTTTTTAATAATCGACTGGTAATTGCTTTAATAGTTTCATCTGGATTAATTATGACTGTATAAATTGAATCAAAACCAT